ATGACAGAAAAGTTAACTGAAGCACGTATCAAAGCCAACAAAAAATGGGACGAGAATAATAAGGTTCGTCTGGGATATTTGAGACACAAGGCTAGAGCTAAAAGCTTTATTTCTAAGGATCCTAAACCAGACGCTACAAATTATGATGAATACCTTAATGACTTAATTGAAATACAAGAAATGGTTAATAAAAGAATAGATGAACTTAAAGATTAAACGACGTTAAATCATAATCTTACTAAAAATAAGCTAATTCCTAAAAAAAAAATAATACCCTTAATGTCATGTTTACCAGTACTTACACCCGTTTGCTCTGAGTTTCACATAAAGCTATGTATATATCATTCACGTATGAAAATGTATAATATATTTATTGTTTGAAGCAATGGTAAATTGGACTATAAGGGGTGATTATTATTGAATAATAAATCATCATTATCGGAAAGGATTACCATAAGCGTACACGATACTCTACAGCTCTTGATTCAATTTGGTGAATTAATCATCAATCTAATTGGATTAGCTGTAGCAATCAACGGTCTAGATTCAAAAAAATAGTGATTTAACTCTGCCAAGTTAAACCACCACAATAAATAAAAATAAGCTATCATTGTTCAAACAACTAATTACAAAAGAGAAACGTTACAGTCGTTTCTCTTTTTTTGTACAACAAAAGTATAACATCATACGCAACTATTTGCACAATTAATAACAAAAAACTATTAGTAATATTTACATCTATATGTGTCATTATTTACCGGTATATCAGTGATTTGACAATATAGTTTTTCTTATGTTGCCACCACTTCTACAAATTAATTTAGCAAATAATAACAATTATTTGTAAAATAAAAAAGATCAACACCAAATAAATGATGTTGATCTTTTTTGCCTTCAGAATGGAAAACCACTGTTTTTTATAGATATTGAGTAAGATAAGAAATAGAAGGCCTAATTAATATACCAACTAGAGCAAAAATTTGATACTAGCAATTTAGCATATTTGAATATTTAAATATCATTAACCATTAAAACCTGATCCCTGAGCATATTGAATAGGAACATACATATCGGTAGCAACCTTGTAACACAATCCAATGTTAGGAACATTGGTCAACTTATCTGAAGTCTTCCACTCACTACCACCTTTGAACGTTTGATTAGAATCTTTGATAACTTGTCCTTTTGAGTTATAAGCATTAACACCATAATCAGATCGATAGTTGATGACTAGCTTATCCTTGAAGGTCGTACTTGCCTGTGGAATCAACGTGTCAACGCCAATTACGTAGTAAGGTCGGTCATTCACAGCGATGATACTTGCTGAAATCCAATCCGACCCAGAAATGACATTTGTTCCAATATTGGCCATTCCTCTACTATTAAATGTTGCATATGCTTTATAGTCATTTCCCTTAACTGAAACAACATTACTAATTGATGCACGTGGATCAACTTGTGCTGTTTGATCAGCAGTATAGAAATTCGTATAGAGTTGAGATACATCAAAATTCCCATAGCTACCCTGGAATTGATAGGTACTTCCCCACTGCCAACCATTATTAGCAGAATACCAATTCTTACCTGCAGCATTATAAGGATAACTTGCTACCCAACCAGTTCCATCTTTAACATGAAACTTATTGTTGATCCAGGAACCCATCGTATAGACATCACTACGATATCCATATTTAGCAATTTGATTCATAAATGCAGCATTATTAGCATCCATCTGACTTCTTGTGATTCCTTCTTGTGATCCATCTTCAACGTCAGCTACCAATACCGCACCTACCGGCAATCCATCTTGTTTAGCCAAGGTACCAGCATAGTCAGCTTCCGCAATGGCTTGAGCCTCAGTCTTATATTTAGCGTAGTGATATCCATTAATATACAATCCTGCTGCTTGAGCAGTTGAGATGTTATTAGCTGCCGTATAGTCGTGATAATAAGTACCCTCACTGATTTTAGTTACAACAGATTTAACACCGTAATTGTTGCGCATATCAACAAAGTTCGATGCAGTCATATACCCATTGTGATTAGATACATCAACCATATCGGTATTAGCTGCATCAACTTGATTACCGAAAAAAAATAAGCCTGCCAGCAGCAGACTTACAATATAAACTAATTTACGTTTCATTACTTATCCTCCGTATCCTCTTTCTTAGACGTGTCATAAACAAGCCCTAACGCACCGCCAATTGATAAAATCGTATTAACAATTGCCATGATTTGATTCAATTGCTCGCCAGTGATCTCCCAACCAAACAAATGTCCAACCTGTTGAGCTAGTACACCAATCAACGAAACAATTGATACCCACCAAACCGTTGAGTGAACATCTAATGATAATTTTTTATTCATATTTATCTCCCTTATTAAATAGTGTATGGACCTTCTCTTGCAATGAAATAATATCTTCATCATGCTCATGGATCTTAGTGTCAAGCTCTTCAAGATGTCCCCTAAATTCATCATGCTCAAATTTAGAATCAGACTTGAAATCCTTGATTTCATCAGATAATCGATTCATAGAATCTGATAATGGCTTGATTACTAATCTATTAAATACCCATACCAGTGCTGTCCCTATTGCCACAATAATCGAAATAGCACTAGCAGCATCTTCGATTGTATGAATTATTAAAAAATGTGGTGGCATAATTCACCCTCTTTCTATGCATAAAAAAAGCTAGTCTCTCGACTAGCTAGCAACGTAATCTTCTCCAGTGATCTCTTTGTAATCATCTTTTGAAATAACAATAGGAACATAGCCTACGATATCTTCTGCTTTAAGTGTTCCCCAACCTATTTCCATCTTTAATAAATTAACCATTATTCTGCCTCCGTAGTTTTAGTTGATGTTGCTAATTGTAATTGCATTGCTGCAAATTGCTTAGTTAATTCAGTCATTCCGTTCTTTAGATCAGCTTTATCTTGAGCATCAGCTAATTGTGCTTGAGTCAGGGCTGTAACACCTGATTGGACTTCTTTGACTGACTTAGATGTTGCTAAATTTTGCATAGTTAACGCTGTGAAATTTTGTTGCGATTCCTCTGCTGGCGTCATATTTGTTGCTGAATGAACCAGAATATTATCCGAATCTCTAACTGTCCACAAATACATATTATCGATAGAAAAGGCTGGATCACTTTCAACTAGTGTCCAGCCATCATATTTGGATTGTGCTTCCGCAGCATTTTCATTGGTATTATTGATACCAATGATGCTTCGATTGTCATCTAATTCTAATGAAATTTTCATATCCTACCTCCTAATTTTTATATTTTATATGGTGTAACTTTGTCAACCTTAGCAATATATTCAAATAAATTACCCAAAGTATCAATTGTGAACCTTGAACAATAGACATTTATAGATTTATCCATAATCTTTACATAAAACTGTCCGTTCTTCTTTCCCTTTTGCGGATATGAATGCCCTCTATCAGTCCAACCACCAGAATTTTCCTTATCCCACCATTCGACTGTTGAACCTGTTTTCCATTGATTGAATGGGACATTTATTGTATTTCCAATAACTAATTGCTCTTTTGGAATTCTAAAAGAAGGGACAACGTCAAAATATGTTCTGAGTGCCCGATTATTATCTCCAAGTTGATACATATAATCATCAAAAAATACTTCTAATCCATCCATTGAATTTTCATAATATTCCGATACTCCGGACAATGGAATATCATCATTAGACAATCCCGTAAAAAAGTTAATTGATGATGGTAATTGTGCAATCGCATTTTGAGTTGAAAAGGTTGTAATCAAATCGGAAACAACATCATAGTTAGCACCAGTTGCACCAGATTCTGCACCATCATTGTCATATCCTGTAACACTAGTTATGTCGATAGTCTTATCATCATTATATTTAATATGCAATTCTGGTGCTTTGACATTAACACCACTCAAATTCTCGCCAATACCATTCAACGGAACAACTAACTCTTGATGAGTTGCTAAATCAGATGCATGAATGTAAATCGGATAGCATGATGTAGTAGTGAAATATCCGTCTTTAGCAACATTGTTAACGTCATAATTCAATTTAACCTCTGACGTAGCGCCTTTAACTCCAGCAGTCATGACCGTTTTTAACAAATGGACAAGGATAAAAGCACCATCGCCTCCTGAATTAAATTTAGCTCCGACATCCTTCAACAATGTAACGTTAGTAGTCTTAGTCGGATCAGACTTGCCTTGCCACAATAATTCTCTCTCTGTGATTTCACCATCGGCCAAACTACCTGCGTAATAATCAGCACCAGCTGACGGATGGTCAGGATTGTCGCCACCGCCTGTGTCTCCGCCACCATTACCAATTCCATCAACAATCTTTTGAATATTAATCAAATTCGATTTCCCTTCAGGTTTAGCAACTTGAACTTCATTGTTCTTATCGGTCCATGTCAAACCTTGTGCAGCTCGAATTGCAATTCTAGCTACTTTTGTTAACCAGTTTTCTGCCATATTTATCTACCTCCTATTATTTAAGATGCTGCTGTTTGAGTGGTTAATTCAGTTGTCAGTGAATCGATTTTGTCAGATACTACTGAATCACTGATACTGTCTGATGTATCAATTTCGTCAATAGACTTCTGAATCAACGTCTTAGCGCTCTCATAACTGACTAAATCAGCTGTAACATCTTGATAACTATCTTTATCAATTTTTATCTTTTTGTATTCACCACTAATTAATCGATACTTGATACCAATCGGCATTTTAACTATAAGGTTGGCTACTCTTTGGAGATCATTCATTCAGCATCTGTCCCTTCTGTCAAAGTATTAGTTAAATCATCAACTTTAGATGAAACATCAGAATCCAAAATAACGTCATTAACATGCGGATCGATTTCCCCAGTATTGATACCAATTTGAACGTTCGAATATAGTCCATCCAGCGTAACTAAGTTGTCACCATGCATTTGCGTCTCCAGGTCATTCATCTTACCTTGTGCTGTTGTAATCTCCGCATTCGTCGCGTCGAGCTTCTTATTCTGATCAACGACATAATTATCAATCTTGTCATTGCCATCTTTAAGACTCTTATCCAAATCAGCTTTGACAGCATCCATTTGTTTTTGAACATTGTTAAGTGAATCGACAATGACTGCAGCATACATATTTAGTAAGTAACTAAGTTGATGATCAGCAGATGTTTGCATTTCCTTAATGTGATATAGCAAGCGTTGATATTCAGATGAGTAGAATGCAAGAATACGTGGCAATGCAACATCATTTGCAATGATATTGATTGAAAAGTCCAAGGTAGTAAATATCTTGGTTCGATCAGTTGATTCAATAACCAAATGAGCATTCTTGTAATATCCTGCAGATTGAGCAATTACTGCTTCAGGTGACCAATCAATTCTACCTAGATTGGCTTGAATACGATTAAATCCTTCATCAGAATAGATGGGTGCTTCACTAGCATCGCGTCCCTCGAATCTAACCAGATAGTTAGACATGTCCAAAGGACCATCCTTCGTTAAAATCAAAATTGGCGAATGGAACATCCCCGATTGACCTTGACGAATTGATATCTCTTGGAAAATACGCTTATTCGTCAAAGTATCTACAACTGATTGTGGCAAGGTATGAGTACTCTCGTCATCAGTCATTTCATGCGGCAAATAAAAAGCCTTCGATCCATCAAGATAGAAAATCAAAGGCTGCTCTAGTGGCAAATCTATTTTTAATTGTTCATAATCCGATCCAACAGGTACATGAGTTGGTGGCATCAGATCATCTTGGCTAGTGTTATTAGTTGGTTCAGTTGTAATATCTGCCATGTTTAATCTCCTTCCTCAGTATTAAGTGATTCAACTTTGTTACTAACATTTGAATCGCTGATATTATCGTTGACATCGACATCCTTTTCTCCAGTGAATCCAGGTGGAAATACACCATTGGGTGCTGGTTTGTAGTCAATGGCACGATTGATGTTATCCACTTCACGTTGAATAAAATCTAATTTGTCATCCACTTCAGTCTTCGAATAATATTTAGTCTCAACATTCTCATGCATAAATTCCGATACGCTGACATTGATCAGCTTCAAAATAAATGATTTGAAATCACTCAATGACGTCTTGAATTTCGTAAAGAAATCACGCTGCTCAATAACATATCCAACCATTGAATTAACAGTAGTTTGAATCTGCTTGCGATTGTTATTCAAATCGTCTCGAGCATTGGAATCAACAACGCCATTCCAAGAATCCAAATCCAGCTTTGCCAAGTTATTAGGCAACTCAGGCGTATCTGGCCAAACTACTTTGTCGTCAACATTGCTGAACTCGTATAATTCAGAATCATATCCACCGTCATCATTTTCCTTAGCAATCACAACGTCCTTCCCATTCTTGAAAGTAAGAACAACTTTCTTGCCGTCCTTAGAATTCACGTTTAAATTGGGGAATTCTGATGCAATTACTTCTTTAGATAAATTCAATTGATCACATCCTTTCTTGAATATCTGATACCACGCCATTTACTACATTGAAGTAATAATTGGTTGTCAGTACCTCGATTATTCCGTTATCTTCATCAATAAAAATCGCCTGTAGAATTCCCTTAGGAATATTTGCAGGCTTATTTGCTGTAGTAGAATCAAAATAAAAAAGACCTGGAGTATTGATCGACTTCAAATCTTTAACATATCTTGCATATTCTGTTTTGTTTTCCATCAGACTGTTTACATATCCTGTTAATCCTTGCACCGCTAAATAATGAGTCTGTGGATAAAAATATTTTCCATCATTTGGATCAGCCATTCTCTTGATATCAATCATTATACTTCGCCTACCTTTGTTGTTAGCCATGGATTGGTAATTGAGCCGTTGGATAGAGATATGGCTGCGTTATATCTTGCATTTGCTAATGATGTTTGAATAGACAACTCATAGTCAGAAAGTGTCTGAGGAGTTGAATTTAGGTTAATCTCATAGCTATTTGAATAACTTAAAGGATTATATTTAGAACTTACAACTGTTACCCAAGTAGTGAAATTCTCTGGTTGAATATCACAATAAATCATATCACCGATATTTAATTCGTTATCACCTGAATAAGTGAGTGTAATATCCACAGTTGGTTCAGTTTTCATTTGAGACAACGCATATTTTCTCATTTCTATCGGATCTTCAATATCATTATTGGTTATTGCAGGTCCAGGACGTTCACCCCATTCACTAATAGACTTTTCATCTCTAATTATAAATGGCTGAAAGTAATCTGTTGAATGATCATCAGGTGCTGCATCGTCATCACCCTTATTTACCTCGGTTGGTTCGACATCAGTATCACCAGTAAATACAAAGTTATCAGCACAGACCCATTCGTTAGTTGCCACTCGATACCAAGTTTTACCATTAGCACCATCGGTAATCTCACCATTGATTTTCCATTGAGTACCATCAGATAATTTCCTACCAACTTCATGTTGAGGAGTCCAGGGTGAATCATAAATAATTGATTCAGTGGGTGTTACATCCCCTGGTGATACATCTGTCTTACCGCTAAAGTCTAATTGATCTTGTGGTACCCATTCATTAGTTCCAACTTTGTACCAAGATTTTCCTTGAGCACCATCACTAACAGAAGCACTAACTCTCCACTGTGAACTAGGAGATAATGTTCTCCCAGTTTTATTTTGAGGTGTGAAAGGCGAATCGTAAACATAAACAATATTTGACTCTTTGGAATCACTAGAATCAGATTTTGTAGTATCAGAGTCATCGTCACTAGATTCGTCAGTCTTGTCATCAGAATCCTTAGTAGAATTACTATCTGTTTCTTCAGCTTTTACCGTTCCCTGACCTGTTACTGGATTTATTGTGTGATCTTCAGGTTTAACATTACCATCCTTATCAAAACTAATATATTTAGCATCAACCCACTGGTTGGTGGCAACCTCGTAATAAGTTGTATCATTAATAACCCTCTTATTATTAATGGCCCAAGTAGTTCCATTATCTAAATGATTAACTATTGAGTCTTGCTTCTGTGGATCACTCAAAGCTGGTGCTCCACCAACAAAACTTACGGTTCCAACAGCATTACCAATAGGCAAGGAATTGCCACTACTTGTATTTTCTTTATCGGAATCAGTAGAAGTTTTTATCGTTCCTTGTCCAGTAACTTCTATAATAATATGATTCTCCGGTTGAATATCTCCATTCTTATCAAACACAATGTATTTTTCATTTACCCAACCATTAGTAGAAACCCGGTACCAAGTTTCACCATTTGCAACCACTTTGCTATCCATTACCCACTTAGTTCCATTAGGTAAAGTCTGAACAGTATTCGTCGGTTTATTAGGATCATCTACAACAGGCGCTCCATTCATAAAGCTGATTGTCCCAACAGCTGTTCCGATTGGTGATGTCACAGGTGCATTAGTCTTACCATATACCCGTGCAATATTCTGAATTTCAGTTGTATCAATATTAGCCGTAAATGTAGGCGTGTCATGTATATATCTAAATGACTTATCAGTCTTATGCTGCCACTTACCCAATGGAATTAACGTAATATTCTTATTATTAGCAATAACTACTAAATTGAACTTTTCAATACAATCATTGATACATTCCAATCCAGATTTTTCACCATAATCAGTAAAAGTTGCAGTTTCTGTACTTCCCTGAACTTTCCAAGTAAATCCGTGATTTCCAAGTTCATTCTGATCAAAAATGAAACTCATTAAGTCACTTGCCGAAAGCTTCTTGGTTCCATTAATCTTGTCATAATTATAAACATACTGGCAATCGAACCAAATATGAGTAGCTGACACTGTACGTTTCAAATCATAGGCTTCATCATCCTTTTCCGCCTGTTTAATACGATATTTTTGACCATCAAAAATAATATAATTTTCATTTTGTAACAGCTGATAACCAATACTTTCATCATTCACAGCAGTAAAGTCAATCTGATCTGATTTATTCATTTCAATGGAATTACTTAAAGAGTCACGATCAATACAAGTCAAAGTTTCATCATAAACACCATCTTTATCTTGGACTCGGTAACTATCAAACTTAATCATAAGTAGATAAATGGAAAGTCAAAAGTCACAGTGCCATTAAAACCACTTAAGTTAAAACTATTCCATCCCTTTTGCAAATTAATATGACCATGATTTGTATTGATTTCACACGCTGCACCATTAAGAAATGGATGAACCCCTTTAAGAATTAATGAATCATTTGATGAGATACTTTGATTCATTTGAAATGTATCACTGGTATCATTATTGGTTAAAATTGGAGTTCCTGATCCTTTAAATAGAATATCTAACTCGTGGTTCTGCTCATACGGTTGTATATCAAAATCAGAAGGATTATAGATTTTGAAACTACCTGCGTAATGAGTGTAACTAATATTAGTACTGGATAAATTTAGATTATCAGTGATCAAATCTTCTTTATTAATGTCTATTGGAAAATCTGTTGATCTAACGACCGAGTACATATAAGCACTTGGTATTTCAAACTCCACTGAAAAGGATTTATCGTAAAATCCAATATCAGTATAAGAAAAAGGCTTAGGTATTCCGTAAAAACAACGACCAATGTCATAGCTTTGACGTACTCTTACCAAGTCTCTATTAAAGAACTTATTATAAAACTCATGAAATCTACTCTCTAAATCTGTACCATCAGAAACTTCTATCCAAAAATCAGCTTTTGCCGTTCGAGAAGCATAGATAATTGGTCCTTGTTGAATCTGACCATCAATGCCTGTATTTGTTTTGAAATTAGTTTGAGGTTGAGGTGAGCTCACTGTTAATCTAGCAAAATGTAGTCCTTGATAATTACTTATTTCAAATTCATCTTCACCATCATTTTTTAATAGCAATGAATCTTGACGGTATCTACCATTCAATCTTTTAGGCAAGTGATGTACCTCCTTTAACTTGGAATTTAGTCATTCTACGATTTTGTAATCCTATCTTGTCAAAAATGTTTGCAACATCATTTAGAGAACTAGTATCACTACCACTATTACTTGATAATGCTTCATATAATTTACCAAGTAATTTATTTTGAACCTGCGTCATCAATAATTGTTGCTTTTGATTTTCCTCAATGCTTGCAGTATCAACATTAAAGTTTGTATTAGATGATTCATCGTTACCACCAATAGTATCCTTGGCTTGCTGAAGTATCTGTATAGCTCTCATTTTATTATTCAGGGGAATCATTACTTCAGGGCCGGCTTCACCACCAATAATATTAGTTGGTTTTGTCAAAAAACCACCTGCAGCCATGAACCTTGGTCCAGATGGTCCACTAGCTGAACCACGCCATTCACCATATTTACCGTTATATCCCATACCCATGTCAGTTCTCCAAGTTGCATCATTAAATAATGCAATCAGTTGATCCAACGGGTTATGTATATTGGTGTGTCCAGGCATAGCGTAGTTAAGAAATGTTGGCAAAATATACTGAAGAATACCAGTTGATGGATGCCCTGCCTTAGCATTACCATCCCAATTGTTAGTGATATTAGGATCACCGCCACTTTCATTAGCAATGATTCTTTCAATCATATCCACATTGAAATCAGTTATAGTTTGATGCATAAACGCGGCGGCTGCACGAATCATTGGGCCATATGCTTTAGCCGGTCTAGCACCACCAGCACCACTGAAATCCATATTCTCTAATTCTTTTTTAACTGGTCCAGCAATTGCTTTTAAAAACCCATTTGCTAGTGATGTACCAAAACGATTAACAAACTCATTACTACTGAAACTGGCCTTCTCAAAGAATGGCTTCTTCAAAAATGGTACTGGGTCTTTTTTTAATTCATCTAAGTGTTCAAATACGTAATCAGTCATATCAGCAGATGTCTTTTGAGTATCGCCTTTACCAGTCGCATGATGAGGTAGATTGGCTACCATTCCCATAAATTGCTCAGATAAATGATGAGGTAGAATCGATGTTTCAGGAGATAAATATCTAATTTCCTCGCCTTTAATACCTACTGGATAAATTCCACTATTCTTGTCATAAGCTAGTTCATAACCTTGTTCACCAACTACTGCTAATCCTCCAGGAGTACCTGCTGTACCAACAGCATATTTAGCAAGATTTAATGATTTACCACCAAACGCACTGATAACAGAATTAACTCCACCAATGCCTTTGTTAATTTCGGAAATGACCTTACTCATTGATTTACTTGCAAGTCCAGGTAGTGAACTAAATGATGTTTTGAAATCGCCTTTGACTGAAGATAACCAACTCTTCCATTTTTTTAGAAAATCACTTGTAAAACTAGTCTCTCTTTTAGAAATAGAACTCATCTTACTGCTATATGTACTAGCAGCGGTTGAGAGCCCAACTTTCATACCTTCAGACGTATTCTTCCAAGTATCTTTCCAGTTCTTATTGAACGATGATTTGAAGTCCTTGAGTGCATCAATAATTCCATCAGTATCATTCTTAAAATCTTTATCAAATGTAACTTTCGATGTTGCCTTATTGGCTTCTGTTATCTGAGAACTGAGCAATTTACCAATATTCTGCTTATTGAGTGTTTTAGTAAGATTCTGAAAATCCTTATCTAAATTAGCAAACGGATCAGATTTGCCATATAGCTTCATGAATTTATTCAAATTCTGGAATGCTTTTTGAATATCCTTTATTGGCTTAGCAAACTTAGTCCAATCTTTAGTATCCTTTTGAATGCTCTTGGTCAACTTATCAAAGGCTGATGATAAATTATTCTTCTTTAAATCTTTAGCCATATCATCAAGATATTTAGTTACCTTGGTATTCTTCAAAGTAGTTTCCAACTTTGGTAAATCTTTGTTGAATTGTGCAAATGGATCTTTCTTCTCCATAGACTTACCAAACGAAGTAAGTGTTTTAAATAAGTTGCTAAGTTGATTAACCGGTTTTGATAATTTACTCCAACTCTTTGTATCCTTCTCAAGACTCTTAGTTAACTTGTCCAAAGTACTAGTTATCTTATTCTTCTTGAGATCCTTATCCATACTATCAAGGTACTTAGTCAATTGTGATTTCTTTAAAGTTTTTTCTAGTTCCGGTAAGTCCTTATTAAATTGAGCAAACGCATCATTTTTATTCATCGACTTGCTGAACGAAGCCAGTGTTTTGAATGATTTGCCAATATCACTAATAGGTTTTGATAATTTACTCCAATTCTTTGATGAACCATTTAAGCTTTTATCAATTTTGGATAGTTCGTCAGCGGGACTATTCTTTTTAAGAAATTTCTTCAATCCAGATAAGGCATCCTCATAGTTCTTGATAACTGGAATCATATCCTTAACATTTTGAATATCTTTCTTGGATACCTTAGTTGTCGCCACTTTGGTAATTGCTTGAGCGGTTGTTGTTTTCTTAGTAGGCTTATCCACTTCAGAATCAGTCTTTTTTACACGTTTAGCTAACTTTTCGTATTTCTCAACATCCTTTTTAGCTTGTTCATACTTCTTAGTATATACAGAACGTTCTGACGCAGAAGCACCTGGCATAGCCATATCACTCTTATATTGATCAGCAAGTTTCTTGCGTGACTTAACCATCTGCTCATAATATTCGTTAGTACCCTTTTTAGCTGTGGCATCTGGATGGTACAACCACTTTTGAAATGCAGGAGCGGCACTCTTTCCCAACTGATCACCTATTGTTGCTCCCAAACTAGCACCTGCAGGTCCACCAATAACTGCGCCTATTCCAAATCCCATGGTAGTACCGATTGAACCACCAATACTTTCAACTTTCTTACCTTTGCTTTTGGTAGTCAATGCATCGAAAATATCCTTACCTGCAATTGCTGCACCCATAGCTATGGATAACTTACCACCCCAAGTATTCCCCAATGATGTTAGATTATTACCAATTGAACTTCCGTCCAATTTAGAATTAATCCCATCCGTCATTGAAGTACCTGATTTTTCTCCAACTTCTGCAGCAGCTTGTTCAATGCCTGAATTAGTTATTTTCTTTTTCAATCCACCGAATGCATCAGTAATATCATTGACCTTAACTGCAAATCTTCCAATTTTATCAGTGGCCCACATACCGGCAATTAATCCACCAACAACCTTTATAGCTGTTTCATGCTTAGCTATTCCTGAAACAAATTCATTCATCAGTTTTAGTGGATCTTCAGCCTTTTTACCATTGTCATGAATAAGTCCAAACATGCTGCCAATTACTTTTAAGGTGCCAGAAAAAGTGTTCCATGCACCGATTGTAATATCTTTAGCGATAGTTCCAACTGATTTAGTAATACCCTGAAGATCATTGCCATGCTGTCCAAGATACTTAAAAAAGTCAGCAGTTTTATCTGCTAAATGACCAACCCAAGTTCCAATCCCTTTAATGGAATTCTCAAAATCCTTTGAACTGGCTGCCTTGGCCATTCGATCGCCAATTTCAGTAATTGCTGGTAATGCTGTACTTGAAATCGTCATTGTAATTGCATCAGCAGATTGTTTTAACCTATCCAATGCAACTTTACCTGTCTGACTATTCTTCTCTGCTAACTTACTTACATAATCGTTTTTAGCAGAATCAGCAACCTTAGCATTCAATTCACCCAATTGCTTAGAATTTTCGGCAAGAATTAAACCAGCTTGTTGTCCAGTCGTCCCGAATAAGTCGTGGAAAATATCAGTTTTTTCATTTTTTCCCATTCCTTGCACTTTGTCATGTAATAATCCAAAAATGTCAGTCATAGACTTCATATTTCCCTGATTATCAGTGAAATCTTTAGTACTTAGACCCAACTTTTCAAGTGCTTCAGTTCCACCTTTCGTTGGTGAAATCAAACTATTTATAGCTTTACGTAGTCCAGTACCCGATTTGTCCGCTTCGAGGCCATTATTTGAAAGAAGCCCCATTGCACTTGCTGTTTCTGATAATGAGAACCCAGCTTGATGAGCCGTAGATCCGACATATGACATACCAACACCTAAATCACTGAATCCTGTCGCCGTCATATCAGCTGCATATGCTAAATCATTAACCGCAACTTTAGTATTTTTTACCATCCCTTTAGTGGAATTGGTACGCATACCAAATGATTCCAACGTTTGAGATGAAACCTTTACAACATCTGCAAAGTCATCACCAGACGCTACTGACGCTTGCAATTCAGACTTCATAGCGCCTAATGCTTGCTTAGTATCATAACCACGTTTGATTAGATCCTCGTACCCATCAGCAATCTCTTGTTGAGATTTACCATATTTCATAGCATACCTTTGACCATCATCTTGCATCTTAGAAACATTACGAGTAGATTCGGCCATTTTTTCACCGCCGGTTACTGCAAGGTTAGTAATTTGCTTATAACTATTTTCTAATTCAGTAGCCTTTTTAGCACCACTTACAAACATTGCACCTACAGCTACACCAGCAATTCCCGCTGTCATTGCCATATTTCTAAGATGACCAATGCTATTCTTGATACTATTATTCATATTGCCAATTGCTGTTCTAGAATTAACTGCAGCTTGTCTAATACCAGTAAAATGTGTACCCATGCTACCTAACTCTGATCCAAGTTCTCTATAACGTGTTTTACTCTTAGCAACTTCAGTACCTAATTCATTGACTCGTTTGGCTTGTAAAGAATATTCCTTAGAAGCGGCACCACTCTTGGTATTAACACGTTCCAATTCATCAGATTCCTTAGAATATAAGGAGTTTAGTTCTTGAATACGTGATTTCAGTGCTGTTCTTTCAGTCGCTGATGCTTTTATAGATTGACCTTCAGCTTTGTATCGTTGAACTAAGGATTCAGAGATATTCTTAGCGCTCTCCATTGCTTGCTTTTGTTCCTTTATACCAGTTGTATAAAGATTCAAAGTACCTTTAGCACGATCTTGTTGCATAATCATGTCATTCAATTTACGAGTAGCAGTATTTACCTGATTACCATACTGAGAGAATCTCTGACTGCCTTCAGTAGTTGTTCTATCAAGATTACCCATCTCTGATTGCAGTCTGTTGATAAGATTGCGTTGTCCTTCAATCGCACGTCCTAGGCCCTCAGTTTTAACCTGATAGGCTGATTGATATTCACCATTAGCACGCTGAACCTGTTCATTAATTTTCCATTCTGATGTTAGAGCTTTGACCTGATTCCTCAAGGATTGAATGGATCCCTCAGCTTGAACAGAATCAATATGAATACCGGTATTTAACTCCATATCTTTTGCCATTATTTACCTCCTTTCTCATAGATTGATGAAATACCTCCAGATTGAATGAAATCAGTCAAACTCAATGGACCAACATCATTATTAGGGTTATGTAGCTCACGTTTATCATTAAGAATTTCTGAAAGTACAAAAAATGGCTGGGATTCTATTGTTTCCAAATCCCAACCTGTTTCCTGCATAATTGATTTTTCATAATTCAAGAAATCGTTATAAACGATATATGGATCTACTTGCTCCTCTTTCGTGGCTTTTTTGGGTCAATATCTTCCTCGTCTGAAGTAACACCGTGAGCAAGTTGACCAGCTAACACGGCGGTTGCATCACCAGTCATGTCATCAAGCATAGAAACCTGTTTTGAATTCAACTTCAAAATTTCTTTAATAAAGTTATATGGAACATTCTGAAAATCCATCGATGATTGGGAAACTGAAGAAAATCCATCCATAATAGCTTGTGTGGCTTCCTTTTCGCCTAAGTCTTGTTTCTCTAACTTATCAATCTGATCAAGGCTAGATTTCAAAGCTTTATTCTTGGTACTGATCTTTGTGTAATATTCGTAAGATAATCTCATATTCTTATTACTTTTTTTAATCGAGAATCTTCGATTAAATGCATTGATCTGGAAATATTCCTTCGACATTAACTATTCCTCCTATTTATCAGTTGAATCTGTTGGATTAACATTAGAAGCTGATGAACTTCCACCATCAATTGTTGTTAATGGCATACCATAAATCATTGTTTCCCACTTATTGGTATCGAAGTCTTTTTCATCCTCCAGTGCTTCAAAGTAAGCAAAACCATCTGAATCACGTGTAGTAGCTGTGAATGTCAATTGATCTTGATCATAGACAGTTGTATTTGTATTTGTTTTTGGAGCTACTGATGTTAAATGAAACGTTCCTTTAACAAGTGCTAAATGTGCTGTTATTGATTCATCCACCGCATCATGAGAAATCATTTCAAAAATACAGTATGGGGACTGTGTTTTCTTACCAATCCCAGCAATACCACCATCAAATGTTTCCATTCCTAATATTTTTTGTCTTACCGCTAGTGGAATAGCATTAGCAATAAAAGCTACTGAAATTGCTCCAACACCTTTTCCACCTGCTTTCCACTCCTGGTCTGATCCATAAATGGGCGTAATTGTAGGTGAAATGTTTGAAATTGTAGCACTTACAACTGAACCTTTCTCTTTAGGATCGACATTGAATATATTATCTTTTTGAATATTCTCCGTATTCGGATCAAAAATACCGATTCTTGCTGATTGAAATCCTGATAATGCCATTAGTAAATTACCTCCGTATTTTCATATTTCATTGTTCTAGTTAAATACCCGGTGTCAGAATCGACATCCGGGTATGAGTTAATTTGATAGAAATGATACTTTTCTAATTCATGATTGATAATCGATTCAGTTCTGTCAGGTTCTGTATCGCCTCGATAAAAGATTTGAATTTCTATCATATTATCCTTAGCTGTACTCACGTCACTAGCTCTGTTTGTAAATATGCTATGAATTTCAGTAATCAAAATCATTGTTTTATCAGTGCTTATCAAATCCTGTGGAATATTTTGTGCAAAAAAATTGGAAGAATTAATTTTCAATTCTTCCGACTTACTCAACAAAATATTTAAAATCTTATCTGCAACCATATTAGTCACCCGTTAGTTCTCTATATTTTTTAGCTTCAGCGGCTAAAATCATACTTTTGGACTCAACTAAGGATTTTTCCTGAAAATGAAGTCCACTAATAATTCTTGTTTTGTGAGCTTTTGCTCCTTTACCACCATGGGCTGCATATCCATCATTCAAAATTCTGGCAATATAGCCACTATGGCCTGTAGTTGATTTGAATCCAACATAAGTAGCTCCATCTTCAGCCTTATAACTGATTCCTATATCATCTTCGAGTTTGACCTTGGTCTCTCTTGAATATTTTCCTTTATGCAAACTGTTATTCATGTTGTTTCTTAATGACTCTTTATAAACTAATGCACCTGCTTTAGTCATTTGCTTTTTTTGATTAGGTGTCAAAGAAAGATCAGATAATGCTTGATCCAACTTCTCCATTCCCTCAATAAATTCCAATTCTGTCCACCTTCTTAATGGTAACCAAATCAAACGAGTGTGCTGTATTGCTCCACTCTGGAGAAGTACCCGTTATCTCATACAACGAGTCCTTAAAACGCGCGTATTTAGCACCATTTAGACCACTTTCACGATGTCTAATAATCAGAATTAAATCAAAATTATCTGACGCACCTAAAGTTGATATTTGCTGATTTACTGTCATTGTATAAACTCCACACCAAACAGTTTCAGTTTCTTTGAAATCTGGCTGCATAGTTCCTTGAGTAGTTCTGACTGGAGCCGCAACGCCTAAATGTAATCTTGTATTCAATCTGCTAGGGTTGATATTACGAACCATTTTCAATACGCTCCTGATATATTCGATTATATTTTCCACGCAATTGGGCAATTATTGAGTTACTAGCCAAATCAACATTATTAACACGTCCTGTCATACTTGCGGAACGATATGTGTAATACGAACTAGCAATAGCAATAACTGCTGTTTCATAAAGCGTTTGAGTTTCAGGTAATTCATAGAAATCCTTCATTAAACTTCCCGTTTCACCAATTGCACCTTTTACATATGATTCTGCAGCAATCAAATTGCGATTTAAAACCTCGTCATCATCACTACCATCAACTCGCAGACTTAGCTTAAGGCTACTCAATAATTCATCAGTCATTTCTACTTACCATCTGTTGTAGTTTCAGTAGTTGGATTAACTGTCGAACTATCATTTGAGGTTGCTTTGGCGTCTAGAGTTAAGAAAAAACCAGCATTATTATCAGCCTTAACAATGTCATATCTAGTACCAACTTGTAAATATTGACCATAAATACGATCTTCAACCCAACGTGCAACAATTTGAGCACGATCAGCATAGAATACAGCACGTTTTAAATCACCAATCCAGGCATGTGCTTCACCTTTAGCACCAAATAAATCATCATCAATTTTGAATACTGGCATCCCTAGCAATGACTTACCACTAGCTGATTGAATATCATCTTGTAACAGATATCTTCCATTTCCATCTTTCAAAGTATCTAACCATTGATAAAAACTCCCGGTTACAACTAATGAACGTGTATAAGCTTGATCTAATCCAACATTATCAACCTTCTTAATATCGTCCAATGTTTTAACAGTGATTCCTGTAAATGTTTTTAATACTGTTGCAGTATCAAAGTTAGTAGTATTAACCTTTTGTTCATTTGCATCTTCACTCAATAGTGGAATTAAATCGACTGCTGCATCATCAATAGATTCTTGTGAAATTGCTTCTGCACCACGTCTTGTTTCAACACTCCAACTAATTGGTAAGAAATTAGGCTTGGCTAGCTCTGGATTATCCTCTAATTCAGAAACTTTATTAAGTTTTGCAGATGCTCTCTTTCGCATTGGGTATTTACCAGAACCAGTTTTAACAGCCGAACGTGTAACAAATTTTGCAAGATCTACAACTGTTTTAACTTCATCTTGAGGAACATAAATAATTTGTTCTGGAACAGTTTCACTAACATCAGTTTTGCTAATCCCAGGATTAGCATCACGTGTCAATTTGTTCGGAATAATCAGATCTCTATCCTCAGTAAAGTTCAATTTATCAGATTGTTTTGTACCCTTGCTATGTAGATAAGTATTAATTGCTGAACGCATTTCTTTTTCAGGATCATCGTCTTGATGAATCTTTGAACGTTTTTGAGGAAACTTCTTCTCATCATCACGTTCCTCGTCTTCTAGATCTCCGGAAAAGTCATCAAGATCCTTAGACATCTTAAATTCCTTAACAAGTGCTCGGATCTCCTTTAATTTTTCGTCCTTTTTATCCTGTGGTTCGTTACTGCGAATAAAGGTTTTCGCTTCATCAATTCTTGCTAATAATTCCTCTTTAGTCATACAAATCATTCTCCAGTCTAAAAAGCTCCAGTTCATCAATTGAACTAGAGTTTTTATTTTCGTATTTTTCTTTATTAAATTCATCTAGTGATCGTTGAGATACTGATGTTTCCTTATATGCAGGCATAGGCGTAATCGACAATTCATAAAGACTTTCAACCTTAGTAATGTGTCTGATTGCAACATCGTTATCCATGTTCTCCCAGGCATCTCCGGAAATTGTGAAGCCAAAACTACATCCCTTCAAATTGCCATTTCTAACATTCTCAGCAACATCATTGCCAATAGTGGTGTTAGGGATATCTGCACTAAAGAATAATCCATGCTCATCAATCGTTAGCAATAAAGTATTACTATCGACCCTCGCTAGAATATTGTCGAATTTATGATTGTATAGTAGCTTTACATCACTTAAATCGACCCCATCTAGAGCACTTCTATCAACATATTCTATGAACCCACCCAAGTCTTCACTAGGTTGATCAAAGACAATTGCATATCCTGATAATTTATCAGCAGAATTCTCATCTGAACGCTTTTCGATTTTTAATTCGCCATTTTCAATCGCTCTCAGTTCCTGTACCTTGCTCATTCTTATCACCTCCTTTCATTTTTTGTACTGAAATAGGCGGTAGCGGATTCTTAGTTTTTTTAATATCATCAACTGTTAATAAATCAGAATTACTTCTCAATAAAATATTTTGAGCTAACTCTGCTGAAATGACCCTATCCTTAACTAATCCACGAACACGATTTTCAACATGTTGGCCATCAATATCACTTATTGCATTGATATCATAAGTGATATTTCCATTGAGCTTTTTCTGCAGTTCAGATACAACTCCACGTATATATCTACCAATCGTTTGAGCATACTGGATTGAAATCATCTCAATATTGCTGTGCTCACTTTCACTTCCAAGATAATCTTGCGGAACTCCATAAACTTTGGCAATTTGATTACTGGTCCAATCAGTTGATGATAACAATCTTGAAATATCTTTATTAACTTCAAGTGGTTGGTATTCTTCCAAGGCATCAAGAACAACAACATGTCCATTTTCAGCTTGTTTCTCAAAAGCCTTTCTAGTACCTTCTTTGGTATGGCCATCAAGAAGTCCACCTTTTTGTATCTTCAATAATCCAGTAATGTTGAGACCATTTTTCATTGCTCCGAGCGCTAATCCTTTATTTGCATCTTGAAGCTGCAATTCTTTGGTTAAGGCACGTAATGGTGATACGCCTATCAACCCACCATCAATACTCATTGTCTTTAAGTGAATCATTTGAGCACTGGGGACGTTCTTAATATCTGCCTCTTCAGTCTCCGGAAAAGTAACATCATAGCTTATTTGATTACCATCACCAGACCTAAATATTTGAACTTGTGAAGGTTTCAAATACTCTAAGTGATCACTTCTACCTGACTTGTCACCCCATATCAGTGCATAGGCATTACCAGATAAAAGCATTTGAACATACATTGATCGCCAAAACGAAAATTGATTAGATGTCGAACTAGGATTAGTAAGAACCTTATTCGTAAAAGTATTATTAACTTCAAAATGTACGCTGGCCATGTCTTCAGCAAGCTTATTAACAACTGCATAAATATCTGAATACTTTAATGCTGCTCTTGCAGATACATAATCAGAATCAAAGACTATTTTATTATTACTAATTGAATAACCAATTCCAAAATCATCATTCAACATTTGATAAGGTTCTTTTGACGGTCGTAAAGATCTAAAAATCATATACTCACCTCTTTTCTAAAAAGCTAAATTTATTTAGGTTTATTCATAACAAATACAACTAATAGCAGCGTTGCTACAACGACATAATTACCAACTAATGATCCAAAATGATAACTGTTCACATCTAATAGAATCAGAGCAATTAAAAAAAGCACTGTATCTAAATTAATTAGTAACAAGTGCTTTAACTTGGTGAAATATTCAACTGTATTTTTAATCATGTTACCTCCTAAAAACTAAAATCATCTGAATTTAAATAATTGAGAATATCATCATCAGAATAACTAGATAATGGATCTTTTCTATCTCTCATATCGTTGAAATGATACATAGCTTGATACATTGCATCAATCAGTGCATCAACAACATCAATTTTTAATGACTGTCTACTTTTACCAACTTCCATACCTGCCTTGTTATCCGAAACTTCAGCATTCATCAAAGCTTTTTTCATAATTTCGTCATCTAAATGAGTAACCTGTCTGTGATAAAAACCATTTTGAACAAATTTAATTGATTCAGTCAAAACATATGATGTCTGCTTAACAGGCATGATATTCCAATCAGTTTTATCATTAAGGGTTTGGGTGAAATTATTAGTACGCAAAGCATCATATCCAAAGAATACTGGATTAAGATTCTTCTCATCTATATATGTAAGCAACCACGTATAAACTTGATCCAAGTTTATTAATCCACGCTCATTATTTGTAATCGTACAATATCCCAAATCTGCCATCTTTCGATATTGAATACCATCAGACTTTTCTTTGGCTTCTATTGAGCCTAGTAATTTCCAAGGAACAAATGAGTGCTGTACAAGATGATACATTGCTTGATCACCATCTTCATATGGAAATATAAAGAACAACGCCGTGTTATCAGATGTCAGACTGGCATCAAAACCTATATATACATCTCTATTACTAATATCAAATTCTGAAACAGTAGTCGCATCCCAATCATCACCATCAATATATGAATTAGTCTTGTGATCTAACCAAATATTCAAGTTCTTATTAGCAAAACTAAACTCTTCTCCATTTACCCTTTTAACATCTAATTCACGTTGTAATCCTGAAATCAGTTGCTCTTTTTTATCTGGCAAATCTAGTAAAGGATTACTTTTGACCCATGTTTCAGGTTTATCAATTTCATCTTCTTTATCTTGTGACCAAATTAGGCAAAGCTGATGATCACCAGCACGTTTTTCATCTTGTTCCATAGCTCTGATAATAACGTCCTCCTCCTGCTTGAATGGAACCGTTGAATCAGGATAAGCAGTTGAAATTTGAACAAATTGAGAATTCTCTGTATTAATTTGTCCTGAGGTGATTTTGGTATTAACAACACTATGATTAGTTTCACCAGCTTCATCATACACAGCAAACAGAAAATGATAACTATCAAACTTACCTGATTCAGCAGACAACTGAAGTAATCTATTATTAGTATTACGTTGAATAACACGATTATATTGAACATCCATATCAGTCTTTTTTGCAAACTCTTCAAATAAACGATTATCTTTTGTAAGTTGATTCATCATTGTTGAAATGTATCCAAAGATTTTTTTAGCTTGCTCAGTAATATTACTAGTAACCATCAGATCCTGATTATTTTTACCCATAGATTCAATCAAATAAGAATAACAGGCAATAATTGCACAAAGATAAGTTTTACCTTGTGCACGTGCAACAGAAACAATCACTGAACTGTATCTCTTATTACCATTAATTCCACGCCATCCAAACATCTGCGATAATATGAACTTCTGCCAGCCCATTAAATCCACAGGCTTACCTGTATCAACATTGGGACATATTGCAGCAAAGTTTAAAACTTGTTCACACTTTTTTACATCATATATAAACGGAAAGTTATCAACTTTTTCTTCCACTCTTCTTAAATCGCTGATGTGCCGGTAACATGCTAACTTCAATAAATATCCTGTCACAATTTTTTTATCTAATACATCAAAACAGTATTGAGTACCATCATCATTATATTTATCACGAATAACAGAAAAGTTACCCTTGGAATATTCCTCGAGTAACTTTTTTTCACGTTCACTATTCTTAATTTTTGTCAGATCCATTATCCACCAAACTCCTTCATAGCTTTCTCTAAGTCAAAGTCAGAGTCATCTTCATTATCCAATAGTTGAGAATGAGAATTGAAATCAATTCCCAGCGTGATACCCAATGTACGCATATTCTTAGAACAAATATCAATAATATTAACAGCCGGATTCTTTTTGAGATTACCATTTGAATCTTCATATACACTTCCATACTCTTTCAACTGCTCATTGGCTTCTTTGTATTCAGCATATTGTGTACAAAATAATTCAAGATTAGTTTGGTCCAATGTCGTAACTAATCCAACCTTGTTCAATTGTGGTACCAACTTTTTCCACAAAGCTTTGGCATCATCCATCATATAACGAGGTGGTCGGTTGGATATTTCTTTGATGTCTTTTCGTGCTGCCTTTAATTTTTCTTTTCGTTGGTTTTGCTCTGGATGATTAGGGTCAACTAACTTCAAATTGCGTTTTCTTCCTGCATTTCGGACGTTCATATTCTCACCTCCTCTGTAAAAGTTTTAATTTTCGGGGTTTCTTTTTATCTCATGACCACTATGCGAGCTGTCTCCTTAGAACGAATAGGCGGGGGCCTATTTAGAAAAGTTAGGTAGTTCTGACAGATTCTTGATCAAGATATCAGCCTTAATCCTTTGCTTTTCATCCTGATAACCAGTGTGATAGAAACGTTGTTCCCACTCCGTCTTAGCTCTGTGACAAGTATTGCAGCAAGTAACCAAGTTAGAGATATCAGTCATCAGTTCAGGCGCTGCTTGAGCAGGTACAACGTGATCAACTATCTTAGCAGGTCTAACAAGACCAAACCTCAAACAATATTGACATAAGTAATTATCACGTTCTAATACAAACAGGCGTAACTTCTTCCACTGACCAGAATGATAGAACGATTCACGTTTGCTCCTCTCCTTAGATTTATATCTAACATTAGAGTTGTAATCTTTGGTATGACTTGCGATATGTTGATGCATCTTATTCATACGCTCTTGATACGCTGGTAGTTCATCAGCATGCTCATTACAGAACAGTTCAGTACCTGACACTAGGTTATGGCAACCGCCGTGCTTGCACCTTCTTACGAACATTTAATCACTACCTTTATCAGCCTTAATATCATGCATAATATGTAACTGATTATTCAACGCTGAACAATATTCATTGGCTGCCTTATCAAAGTTACTATCAGTCATCTTCATATCTTTGTACTCCATATACTTAATAACTAGGTGGTACATAACATCAGTGATACCAAACTCTAACTCTCTCTCTTTGACATCACTGCCAACATCTACTTTGAACTCACTGTCACTAACCATCTTAATATTAAGAACTTGTTTCATATCCATTCCTCCCAAAATAAAAAGCCCACAGACGTGGACTCAAAAGGATAGTACAGGATTCGAACCTGTGAATCACATTGCGTGATTACTTGCTAAACAAGTGTGATAAGCCTGACTCTACCAACTATCCATATATCACCTATGAACGCAAGCTCGGTGAATGATTGCATGGCCCATGATGTTTAAGAAATATGCTCCGATTCGGTTATAAGATCCGACAACTACAATCGCTTTTTGTTCTAAACATCCGCTGCATATTCTGGATATTTATCAAACGTGCCAATGTGAGAATCAGGAGTCGAACCTGAAAGAAGTAAACAATTAGCAGCAAATATAATTTAGAGGAGGAATTACAATGACTAACACCACATTGATCAACTAACTCCCGGCTCTCACGATATAACAAAAGGGATGCCATAAATTGACATCCCTTGAAACAAACTTTTATTTTACACTACTATATTAACACCTAGCTAACTGCACAAAAAGGACAAGAAAGGGTCATTTTGAACTTAGTGATCCAATACCTGCAATACCAAATAAAAACGTTGAGAACTCCTCTCTGGATGTCTCAAGATCCCGTTTAACGGTTCTTTCAGACGAATGCTGAATATTAGCAATATCTGTAATGGTTGGTTTGTGTTTTGAAAAAGGGTCAATATAGTACATTTTCAAAACTTCGAACCTTCTTTTAGCAGCATCCCCATCTTTATCACAGTAGATTTCATAAGCAATCAACTGAGCATTGATGTAATGCATCATTTCTCTAGTCTTTAACTTGTACTTGATGACTGACTTCAATCTAAGATCATCAGGATCAAATATACTACTAAGATAGTTATCCACCGTTGAATTAATATCATGCACGTGGCTGTTCAAAATGTGGTAGTTTTCAAGCAGCAGTTTAGTATTATGTAATTTCCAGTCCCTCAACTCATTAGATGACTTCTTGTTCTTTCGACTTTCCTCATCCAATGTTTTCTTTACGATTCTTTTGATTATTTCTTCGTCCAAAATACTGTCCTCCCAAATATCCCTTTTGCAATACTTCTTACTTAGATAATTCGTGTAATATTTTAGAATTAACCTCTACATATTCTTCATAGCAGTCTAGATACATCTTATCCAATGCAATGGACTTTTTCATTTTGAAATACAATTTAATGTCAGCAATAAGAGTTGACAATAGTAAAACAATAATCACGATATTAGATATTTCAGAAATATATTTCATCTAAAATTATCTCTCTTTGCCATTTCTTCCATCATTTGCTTTTTAGAAGGACCTCTAGCATTACCAATCCACAAAGTACTTTTTATACGATTCTTCTTTATAATTCGCTTTTTCTTTGATTTATAGTCTTTCCAGTTATTTAATCCCACTATTTTCCCCTCTCAGAATCAAAATATCCAATACTCATATAGAACATATAACACTTATTACAAATATCCTTACCATTACTCATTCTGAAGTCTGCCTTCTCACCACACATATAACAAATATGCTTTTTATTAAACATCTTGATCAACCTCATAAACTCTAGGTAACTCATCAATTCCATATTCTTTAGCAAGTTCCTCATCAAATTCGAAATTATATCTTTTAGCAATTCGATCAGGTGCTTCAATTCCAACGACACACAATTCCTTATTTTTTTTATCTAATGCATAATAATCTTGTCCAAATCTCAAATTTACAAATTTCCCTGGTAATTGCACTCTAAACTTATTCACTATTTCACCTCATGATTAATAACTTTTCAATTCAATCAACATCCCTAATTCCAACATCATATGAAATTCTTCTGATGACTTGTATTCGTACATGTCATTTTTGTTTTCTGTGGTTTTATCAAGCAGCTGAACTGAATTAGATCCAACTAGGTAAATGCTTCGTCTGCTGATAGCCATGGAATCTCTAACGGCACGACTAACTTGAAATATATGGTTCCTTCGCTTAGGCCAATTGCTAGTGGCTTGATATGTTCCTATCAGTTCAAATTTCTTCATAACAATAACCTACGAAATAACAACGACGTGTTTTGATTCAACTTCTTCGGCAAAGTTATCCTCTAGGTATGTTGCTACTGAGTTCATAGCCTCGTTCTTCCAAGCACCACCATCACCAATTTCAGTTAAATCAAAATTAATTAATTTTTTATTTTTAGTCATTATTTTCCTCCTTCATGAATACAGACCATCTTGTCTTAGATCTTCTATCTCCAAACAATGGTTCTCGACCAAATACTTTCCAAATCTTAGCCATTGATATCTGCTCTGTATTCCATTTAAAAATTAAAGTTCCATGGGTCTTGAGAACCCTCATACATTCATCAAAACCTGACTTCAAATCTTGCTTCCATGTATCTTCATCAAGTACACCGTACTTCTGTGCTAACCACGAATTTGCTCCTGCATGTAATAGATGCGGCGGATCAAAAACAACCATGTAAAAGGATTTATTTTCAAACGGTAAATGCCTGAAATCCGCTAACTTATTTGGATTAACAATTAATCTACGTCCATCGCTTAAAGTTGTTTCTAATTTTCGATTATCAATAAACAAAGTGTCTTTATTATTTTTGTCGTACCAGAACATTCTTGATCCACAGCAAGCATCTAAAATTAGCGATTCACTATTCATTTTTCATCACCGTCAACTTCAACCGCATATACCACGTACTTCATGCATATTGCAGCAGATGGATACTGGTCACTCCCACGAACCCAGAGAACCATATCACTTTGAAGTAGCCTAACAATCTCTTCCATATCATTACTCAGAGCTATTACCACAGGGGATATTTCATTTAAAAAGTAAAATTTATACCAATGTATTTTCACGTTTCCCATATTTTTCTCACTCCATTTTTTTAACTGGTCGAAACATAAAAATCACTTATGTAACTGAGCGATATCCCATAACATTTCACTTGCTGATCTTGATCTATGAATTTCTGGATTTCTTAAATCAAACTTCATGTATAGCTTTGACCATCCTTTGTCAGGACAGAGGATTGCGTTAACTCTTTTAGGTAACATCATCTTATTTCGTAACTCATCAGCAAATTCTTGAGTTGTAACCAAATAGTTTTCATCGCCATAAAATGACAGTCCATGACCGGATTTAAAATCACCCATACAAGATTTAATTTCGTAACATGTAAAAGTACCAAGCTCAACACAGGTTGTCTCCAATACACCGTTAAATGAATATGGTTTAAAACCCACAAAATCAACACGACGCTCGTTCTCGGTATTCTTATCAAAATTAACTTCTGATGCCCAATAAGAATTTTGTGAATTTAATCGCTTCTCAACTAGCTTACTTAATTTCTCTGTTATATCAGGCCTATCAATCATTACTATCCTCCTTTAGTAATACCGAATCTCTGAGTTTCTTAAAAGATACGAGATCATCATTATCTAAAGATTTAGAAATAAAGCTTTCAACACTAATCAATGTTGGCTTTTGCAATTTACTATTTATGAATACATAATTAGTTTCAGGTACATATCCATGTTTTGAATAGTTAACACGCTGCTTACTTTTCAAATCTTGAAGTTTCAATCCTATGCTTTCGTTAAAGGGAATTCTCTTAATGCCAATCTTATTAATAATACGAACACTACAATTTATTAGATCAACATCCTCCCAAGTTAAATTGTCTAATTCAGTAAATCTCATTCCGGTATCAATACCCAATAAGACTTCTAGTCCTGAAACATTTGTATAAGAACCATATGCTTCAGCGTAATTTTTAATATCGTTTAAATCATATAAACTTAATGTGTCAATCATTTTTATTTCCCCCTAAATTTAAAATGGCAAATCATCATCCGATATATCAATTGGTTTGCTTGTATCAGCAAATGGATCATTGCCATTGCTAATTCCATTCTTATGCTCGTAATCATAGTCATATGGCTCTGAAACGTCATCAGACTTAGAATTGCTTGCTGCAGGTGCATTATTTGAATTTTGTTGATTAGAATTAGATTCACGTGTAGCCTTTTCAGCTTTTGATTCAAGCAAAGAGAACTTCTCTGATACGACCTCAGTCACATAAACTCTTTGCCCTTGCTGATTTTCATAACTACGTGTCTGAATACGTCCATCAATACCAACAAGTGATCCTTTACTAGTGAAATTAGCAAAATTCTCTGCAGCTTTACGCCAGATTACACAGTTGATAAAATCAGCTTCACGTTCACCCTTAGCATTCGTAAATTGTCTATTAACAGCAAGCGTAAAACTTGTGACAGCTTGACCAGACGACGTATAACGTAATTCAGCATTCCTTGTTAATCTGCCAACCAATACAGCTCTATTAATCATTGTTTAACCGCCTTACTTCCTCTTTCTTTTCTCATTCTTCGAAGCCTTTCCTGCAATCTCAATGTTTCTGCTTCCTTTTCAGCATCAGTCAGGTTGTCCTCTTCAGAATTGTATTTATTCCAATCAGTTCCTTGTTCAACATGTCTATGCTTATTACTATGACTAGATTTAGGCACAGGCCTGCTATTTAAGTAATCCTCAAACTTATCAGCAAACAAAGTTCTAGGTCTCAAATACTTATTCATCTTCGGATCATTAAGCCAAACGACAATCATGTTATCAATCACCGACTTGAAATCATCAACATCAAATCCATCATCGATTCTCAATTTGATATATTTTTGATTAGACTTAGAGTTCTTAAATTGTTTTGAAGTCTTCTCGTTGAGATAATCAATTATTTGTTGATAAGGGATATCTGGTTGAGCTTGCTCGACAATATCTTTATTACTAACATGGTTCACTAAACCTGGTACACTATCCTCGCAATTTTCTAAGTAGGGGTTTTTAGTATTCTCAGTAGGGTCGCTTAATTTATTAACTACCCTGTTTAGATAATTAATAGGGTAAATTTCTCTTTTGATCACCTGCTTAGGATTGTCCTTTGCATATATCAATTTGACCTTTATATATTTCTTTTCAGCCAAACTAGATATTAACTGGGAAATACGTGATGAACTAACGTGTAAGAATTTAGAAAGATACTTGTTACTAGCAAAACATCCCTTTTCATAACTTGATAAGCTGTCTAGTTCAACGAATAGCAGCATCTCCATCTTGGTCATATTCTCATCTTCCCAAAGTTCCCTAGGAATCCATATACCCTTAAAGTCTCTTTTTAATTCTTCAGTCATCTCAATCACCATAGCTTTCAATTGTTGTATAGATGGCTGAGAACGTAGTATAATAAACACGTGTTCTAGTGTTTGAGGTATACACGTCCTCAGCCTTGATTTGGTCATTGTCAGTTGCATGACAGTGACTTTTTAAATTCACTTAGTCTATTAGCTGATTCAATAAAGTTATGAATGTGATTCCTGGTAGGAAATATCCTAGCCAGGATTTTTTTGTGCTCAAATTCAATTGCTAAATCAATCAGCTTGGTTAATTCTGGATCACTCAATTGATCACCTCCCTAAATCTTTGTAAAACGTATATAGCACTATAATGCCTATCGCATATATAACTAATCTTCCGAACATGACATCACCTAACTTATAAAGAAGTAGTAAACAAATGACTCTGATTCTTCATCTGTCAGTGATACACCAACATTTGCGGCATCCAATGATGCCAACTCTTCATCGTTCAACTTGAATGACAATCTCTTCTTAAAACTTGTGCTGCCATAACTAATTTCCCTTAGTATTCTGTCAGACAACAGTCTTAGTTCCTTGTCATGCTTAGCAGCTGGTACCGTCTCACGTAATTGAATAAGATCATGCATATTAATTTCTCCTTTTATTTCGGTATTTCTAAATTCCAAATTGCCTCAGTGTGCTTCCTGCAGAATTTACAAAAGGTTTGATAATCAATCTTGTACCCTTGACCATTGACTGGATAGAATACCGGTCCGCCTTTTCTAGCATCTAATAATTCCTCAAAATATCTCAAAGTAGCATGCAATCTTTTTTCATGCAGACCACTAATTTTTGCCACTTCTTTGAATGACAGATACAAGGGCTGAACCTTAGCATCACGAACTTCATTCAATACGATTGATCTGATTAAGTCATCAGGTAGATGAACCTCCGCCATAAAAGGCTTGTCTTGAATTTCTTGCATATTTACACCTCACTTGATATTGAAATCAGTAATATTCTTAATGATTCCTCTTATTGATTTATATTTCATTAATAAATAAGTAACTAACATTCCTGATCCAATCATCAATACAGACCAGTTAATGGTGCTTAATGTTGAATAATTCCAATGCATAGTTATGCCTCCTTCAAAAATTTATTAACAAAGTATGTCTGTCCCTTACCAGTAACCTTAGGAGTTCTAGTAACTCGAACTGAACCATCAGGATTGTTGTAAGTACGTTCTTTAATCTCAAATATCTTCAAATCCATTGATCGTTGAGTAGGTAGATTTCTATCTGAATGATTTCCAGCAATCAAGTAACCATGATTACGCAACCATGCGAACAACCTCTTAGAACCGATATCTACGCCATTCTGATTGAGTAACTTTGCTAACTCACCAACCAGAATACTTGTATCGCTAGTCTCAACTGCATTGGCAAAAAGTACTTTTGGTTTCATCTCTGATATTTGAATATCTTTCTCTTTTAGCTGATTACCAGCCTGCAGTAACAATTCAGCAAGTGAATCAGGATTGTGAGTTATGTCATAAGCTTTTTGATCAGTTAGATATGATCCATTCTTACGAATCGAAGGTAAAACTTTTGAGGTAATCCAATGCTTAAATTCTTTTGCAGTCGGTAACTTACTAGATAGAATCAAACTGTACAAACCCGATTCATTGATGACAGTTGTACTTTGCTTTCCACCAGGGGTGTCCAAAACGGACACCCCTTTGTCATCTTTATCAACGTGATCTCTTACCGCTTTTGCCGTTTGAGAATATCCCAGAATACTTGCAACATCATTTCCAACAAAACATGGTTCATCATTAATTTGTAATGTTCTGATTCCGACACCTTTAAAGTTAAAAACCGCTACCTGATTCATTAACTATCCCTCCTTTTTTAAAAACTGATATATGAGATTCTTTCTTTAAATTTGAGATTGAATTAACTTTTGAAATCAGTTCATAAGCTAATTCATTTGCCTGAGATAGCTTTTTAATCAAAATATCAATATCTTCAAAATCTACTTGTATTTTTATTTTTTTTGCTGTCATATTTTCTAACGCCTTTCACATAAAAATTCTTGTTATAATTTAATTAATTCAAAATAATCGAGGTGAAAACAATGTGTGCTTCCATATCAGATCAGTTCAAAAATCCATATCAGAATATTGATAAATTAACTAGACATTTAAATCTGCCTAGTACGTACTACAATATTGATGCGCTCAATTCTCTTTCCAATTCAGCAAAAGCTATTGCTTCTTCTTTTTACTTTCCAACCAAGTACTTAAACGAAATTACTGCAGCAAGCAAAGCTATGCAAAATGTATATTTACCAACAAACGTTTCTAATGCGATTACTGCATCCATTAATAGTCTTTCAATACCAATAAAAGCTTTTGAAATGGAACAATTCACAAAATCACAAGCTTATGAAAATGCATTAATGGCAATGCGTGCTTTCTCTACACAGAACAACTATATAAACCGACAGAAGTAATTTGAATTTCTCCATGTCGCTTCATCGACAATTGTTTTAATTCGTATTGATCAGTTCTATATGTAACTAACTTGCTACCTTTGCCGAGGTAGCTTTTTTGTTGTGGATTTTTAAATTCATCAAAAAACTTCTCCATTCATCTCACATCCCTTATAAAATATCGTCTTACGTTCATGATTCGTGAACCTTTTGCTTAAAAAAATACTTTGGTATTTCAGATACATTTAGATTTAGTAAGTTTACTGCTTTTACAATTTCGGTATCTTTCCAAGATACTTGATCATTAAGCTTTAATGAGATTGTTCTCTCCGACAATCCCATTGCCCTTGAAAAATTGTATTGTGTTCCATACTTCTCAACAATTTTCCCGGAAAGACTTGAATAATCATATTTCATAAAATCACCTCTTTATGTTCATGATTCGTGAACCTTTTGCTTAAAAAAATACTTTGGTATTTCAGATACATTTAGATTTAGTAAGTTTACTGCTTTTACAATTTCGGTATCTTTCCAAGATACTTGATCATTAAGCTTTAATGAGATTGTTCTCTCCGACAATCCCATTGCCCTTGAAAAATTGTATTGTGTTCCATACTTCTCAACAATTTTCCCGGAAAGACTTGAATAATCATATTTCATAAAATCACCTCTTTATGTTCATGAACCGTGAACTTTGTATCTCAATAATAATATCTTCATTAAATATTGTCAACGAAAACATTCATATTTCATGAACTTTTTATTGAACAAAAGTTCATGATGATTTATTATATACACTATAAAGGTGGTTAAATTATGAAAGATAATACATCTAATAGGCTCAGGCAATTGATGAGTGAACGTAATTTAAAACAAGTAGATATATTAAATAAGTCACTACCCTATCAACACAAATTAAACATAAAAATGGGTAAGAGTGCTTTGTCTCAATATGTTAATGGTGTGCAGTCGCCTGATCAAGATAGAATATATTTACTATCCAAAACGCTAAATGTCAGTGAAGCATGGCTCATGGGATTTGATGTATCAAGAAAACGTAGCGATCATAAAGAAAAGCTATCTACCAATCCGGATTCAATAAGTTCATATTCATATAATTACTTTGATACAGGTATTTCTGCAGGGATGCTGATGGAAGTTGATCCATTTACAAAAGATGACGTTCAACAAATTACTCTTTCAGATGTAATCATGGGTAAATACGCTGGTGATCAAGATATAATCGTCTCTCACGTTAATGGTGAATCTATGAATCGAATTTTGCCTGATAAATCACTAATAGCAATTAAGAAGTTTCATACAATCGATGACCTTAGAGATGGCGATATTGTCGTCTTTCAAGATGGTGGTGATATGTCTGTTAAACGATTCTACTTCGATGACAACAGTCGGATAGTGACTTTCAGTCCTGACTCCTATGATTCTTCATTTAGACCAATTAATTATCGCTACGAAGATTTTGGCAACGTCCGAATTGTTGGTAAGGTTGTCGTTTATACGGTTGAAATTTAACAAATGCAAATGAGGTCTTATTATGACTAAAGAAAAAAGAACAGTTGATCTTCGGCGTGTTCTATTAGAAGCCTCTGCTGAATGTTTTGCAAAGAGACATATCAAAGGATTCAATGGACGTGAATACTGGGGTGAAGATGCTATCCAATATGGATACAATCTAATAGCATTCACACAAGTACTAGATCGAAAGTTCCATGTACACAATTAAATTTCTATTGTCCAGATACCGATGACATAAAAAGCTGAATACACTGTTATAAGGGGAATAACATGGTAAAAGTTGAAATTAAAAAGCCATATGATTCATCAATCACACTAACTGATGGCTATGCAATAATTGAAAGATTCGGAATGGATTCAGTTATTGAATACGGTCCTGAAAAAAGACAAGATATTTCTTTAGACAAAATAAAATCAGTTAGTTATAAGGATGCTGACGAAACAGACGGGTATCTAAAAATAATATCGACAGATAATCAAAGTGTGTCCGTACCATTCAGTGATCAATCCTTAAACGATGATATGAATAATATTAGTACCATTCTTAAGAAGAGTATTAAACCTGAACCAGTCGAAACTGATTCCAATAATAACGAATCAAGTGAAAAAGTATTCTGCTACAAATGTGGTAAAAAGATAGATAAGAACGTTGTATTTTGCCCCTACTGTGGTGCTGAGCAAAATCATCCATCTTCCAATAACTCATCTTCAGTAACAAATAACGATAACTCCATAGATGATCAGGAGAAAATCAATCCTAATTCATCTGCTTGGATAGCTCTGGTAGCAGTCGGCTGGGTAGTATTTGCAGTATCTATAATTCCTGCATTTAGCTGGCTACAGTTCGTTTCATTTATCTTGGGTATAGTTATTCAAAATGCATTTCCATCTCATAAGGGTGCTGGTATGGCTATCTGGATTGCATCTGCTGCTATATTTGGAATTTCATTTATGTTTGGATTCTTAACTGCACTTTGATGGTTTGCACAAATAAAAAAGCCCTGTACTAATGTACAGAGCAAAGATTAATTTACTATTAAGAGATAATATTATTACTTCTTAAATATTTTAATGCACCACTGTCCAATTGAAGCCAATGAATATACTCACCATCAGATAAATCAACAACTGGATCCCCTTGCAATAAATGAACTAATAATTCTTTGGTTATATTGGGTTTATCATCATATTGCGAATACATCCCCTCTGTATCTGCAATATCAAATACATCATTACTATTACTTATTGGAAATATGTCGTTGGAAGGAGTCATAGTTATCACCTCTAATAAAAAGAATAAAAACAAAACACGTATTGATAGATTACCAAGCGAAGCTAAAGACCAACTTACTGAATATATTGAAGATTTAATCGATGATGCTGACAGATATGATCATGGGGAATTAAAAAAGATTAAAAGGTCATCAGTAATTTTAAGATCATTATACTATGATACAAAATTTTCACATAGCTTATTAAAACAAATTGGTGATAAAGAATACATCAAAATGGATTCCTATTCCAATAATAAAAATGATAATGATGTATATTACGGAAATATCTTTACAGCTTCCTTTAGAATTAGAAGTAAAAAAAAGTACCTCTATACCTTTCTCTTTCATCCAACTAAGGAACATCCCAAAAGAATGATTCCTTTTGATAATTGGCTAAATGGCAATGTCATAACAATTGCAAATACTCAAATAACTCGAAAAGAAGTAATTAGAATAATGGCCAATCAAGATGGCGGCGCTCATTTTGATCCTAAAATTGATAATGTTTATTCAAAGTTACAAAGGGGAAAAATTGGTTGGCAATACGATAAAATGAGTAAAGAAGCATCGCTATTTTTGTTTGGTACACCTGACGAATCGCCAAAAAGTCCTGAACATATTGAGAATGCCATAATGAGACAAATAGTTCATGAAACAATAACATCATTAATCAGGTGGTATAAATTACCAATAGAGTATAATCCTGACTTTGAATTTCTATGGCAAAGAAAACTAAATCGCATAGGTTTTCAATTTACCGCTACACAGAAGTAATTTATATTTAAAAGATGTATTAAATTAAATACTACAATAAGTCTCAAAATTCGTAGGCTTATTTATTTTTACCCTATTTCACTGAAAGGAGGTGATTTACATGTTTGTAGCAACTAAAAACTATCAAGGAGGTATATTAAATGGCTCAAATATTTCAAAATAAAGCAACTAGACTATATGGTTTCCGTATCTTTTACTACGATGAGCATAAGAAAAAGCAGTCTATTCAAAGAACAGACTTCAAACGTAAAGTAGATGCAATTAATGCTGCAGCAAGATTAGAGATCCGTAAAGGAAACTCAAACTTACAAAAAGCCGAACACATTACTTTCGAAGGATTCTTTAAGGAGTGGATGAATACTTATAAAATCGATAGATATAGTGAATCTACTGATAACAAGTATAAGAATGCTCATTTGTTTATCAAAACTTTCTTTGGAAATAAGTTATTAAAAGATATGACCAGGATGGACTATCAACGAATGATTGATACCTATTCCCTAACCCACGTGAAAGATAGTATTTATAGATTAAATGGATACATTAACTCATGTTTAAATGATGCCATTGATCAGAAACTAATAAATTCTAACTTCACTAGGAATGTTGTCATAACTTCTAAGAAGAAAGGAAAATCTAAGGAGCTCAAATACCTGCAGTATGATGAGACTCAACATCTAAAAGCTATGGCACTTGCCAATGCATCTATATTTAACGTATCAGCATATGAGATACTCTTCGCCCTTGGAACTGGTGCTCGCTATGCCGAAATAGTCGGTATGACCTGGGATTGCGTGGATCTAGATAAAAATATCATCGACATCAACAAAACATATGATTACAAAAAAAGAACCGGCTTCCTACCCACTAAGACGGAAAGCTCGGTTCGATCTATAACCATATCACCAGAGTTAGCAACACAGTTACATAAGTTAAAGATAGAACAAAAAGCATTATTTCTCAAACAAGGATTCAAGAATAAACTGAATCTGGTGTTCATGAATTATCAACACTACGTCCCGTCCGATACTGCAGCTAATAAAAAGCTACGTAGTTACCTACTATCAGACAAGATCAAAGCTAAGAATTTGATTGGATTCCATGGTTTAAGACATACACATGCTTCTATACTCATTGGACGAGGATTGACCTTAGAATACGTTTCTCAACGTCTAGGACATTCTAACGTTGGTATAACGTCACGGGTATATGTCCACTTACTAAATAACTACCGTGAGAAGGAAGATTCCAAGGCAATTAAGGCGTTAAATGATCTATAA